ATGACCGTACAAAACGAACTGGCAGTTGTGCCAGCGCAAGAAACCGCTCTCGCCGTGTACAGCACACCAAAAGGCCTTGAGCCTTGGCTGCAAAAAGTCCGCGCCGAAGTGGATGCGTTCAATCAGTGCCTGCCTGACCTGACAACCGTTAAAGGTCGCAAGCAATACGCTTCAATGGCTTACAAAATCGCCCAAACGAAAACCGCTCTGGATGATATGGGGAAAAAGGTATCGGCTGAGCAAAAGGAAATCCCAAAGAAGATCGACGCCGAACGCAAGCGAGTCTGGGACACGCTGGAGCTGTGGCAGAAAGAAGTCCGCAAGCCACTGGATGATTGGCAGAAAGCTGAAGACGCCCGGGTTGATAAGCACAACGACGGCATCCAGCAAATCAAGGACATGGCGCTATTCGACGCCACGCCGCAAGCCGTCACCGTTGCCCAGGTAATCGCTGATCTGGAAGCGATCGCAATCGACGATAGCTGGCAAGAGTTCCTGCCTGAGGCTGCACAGGCAAAAGACCGGGCCCTGGCTAAGCTCCGCGCTTTACTGGCCGAGCGCACCCAGTACGAAGCCGAACAGGCAGAACTGGCACGACTGCGCGCTGAGGCAGAAGCCCAGGCCCAGCGCGACCGCGAGGCAGAGATCGCCCGCGCTGCCGCAGAACGTGCGCGCGTGGAAGCCGAGCAGCGCGCCCAGGCCGAACATGATGCAGCCGCACGTCGCGAGCAAGAGCTGCTTGAAGAGGCTGCAGCCGCGCAACGCGCCTCGGAGCAAGCAGCTCGTGATGCCGAGGCAGCGGCAGAACGTCAGCGCCTTCAGCTTCAACTGCAGGCAGAGCAAGCAGAGCGCCTGGCAGCACAGGCCGAAGCCAATCGCATTGCCGCCGAGCAACGGGCCGAACAAGAGCGCCTCGATGCTGTGCGCCGCCAAGAAGAAGCGGTGGAGCGTGCACGGCAGGATGAGCTGGCTCGCCAAAAAGCCGAGGCTGATGAGGCCTTGCGACAACAAAAGCTTCGCGAGGCTGATCAAGCCCACAAAGTGAAAGTAATGGGCGCCGCTAAAGAGGCGCTGATGACCATGAACATCACCGAAGAGCTGGCCAAGGCCATCGTCCTGAAGATTGCTCGCCGCGAAATTCCGAATATCACAATCAACTTTTGAGGTAGCCAGCATGAGCGGCCAAATCATCGTTCCCGAACAGCGGCGCCAGACTGTGGCGCCGATCTCCACGGACAACAGCATCCTGGCCGTCATCAGCCGTGCTGCTGCCGATCCAACCTGCGACATCGAGAAGATGGAGCGCCTGCTGGCCATGCATGAGCGTATGCAGGCCAAAACTGCCGAAGCCGCTTTCAACGCCGCCATGGCTGAAATGCAATGCGAGATACCAACCGTAGGCCAGGGTGCACTCAACACTCACACGGATAAGACCTACGCAACGCTTGACGACATCAACGTTACGCTCAAACCCATCATGCAGACCCATGGCTTCGCAATCAGCTTCAAAGTTGAGAACACAGCCGCAGGAGTGAGCGTGACCGGCATCCTCATGCATCGGGATGGCCATCGGGAAGAAACAACCATGCTACTGCCCGTGGATATTGGTAAAGGTCGAAACGCAGTGCAGGCGGTTGGCTCTTCCACCACTTACGGCAAGCGATACGTTATGTGCGCCTTGCTGAACATCACGACCGGCGAAATGCAGGACGATGATGGTCATGGCGCTGGCGACACGGGCGACGACCTGCGAGTGCAAGTTGTTACTGACATTTTGGAGCGAGTCGACCAAACCAAAGACGCCGAAGAGCTGAAAGCCGTGTGGCAAGCAGCGCTTAAGGTGCTACAGGCTGCAGGTGACAAAGTTGGCTATGAAGTAGTTAAAGCCGCCGTTCTCGCCAAGCAGCAAAATCAGGAGACACCTCAATGATTATCGTGAACTGTACCCAGGGCTCGCCTGAGTGGCTGCAGGCCCGCGCCGGAGTAATCACCGCCAGCATGTTCAGTACCGCTCGCTCGAAGGTGAACGGGTTGAATGCTCAGCAGCGCAAATATGTCGACGCCATGCTTGCCGGCAAGGGCGAGACTACAGCCATGGCGCTGGCCGGCTACAAGGCTGGCCCAAAGGCCGAGGTCGTCCAGCGCGCTCTGGACGGCGAAACAGTTGGTGAGCCATCAAACGCAGCCCTTACCTACGCCTTTGAACTGGCCGTCGAGCGTATCGGCGGTGCACCACTTGATGGCGGGTTTGAAACTTGGCAAATGCGCCGAGGGCACGAACTGGAGCCGGAAGCGCGCATGGAGCACGAAATCCAGACCGGGCTAATCGTCACCCAGGTTGGCTTGGTGAAAACGGATGACGGCGTGTTTGGCGCCAGCGCTGACGGCTTCATCGGTGAAGACGGCGGCTCGGAATACAAGTGCTTCCTCGCTCCCGACAAGCTTCGCGCCTTCCACATCGATAACGACGCCAGCGACGTAATCGACCAGGTGCAGGGCTGCATGTGGATCACTGGCCGCAAGTGGTGGCACATCGGGATGTATTGCCCGCTACTCAAGCCCGTAGGCCGCCAGCTCTGGTGGAAAGAGTTCAAGCGCGACGACGACTACATTGAAAAGCTTGAAGAGGATCTGTGGGAGTTCAAGCTTTTGGTCGATGGGTATGAAAAAGCCCTCAGGAGCAAGGCCGCATGATCAGCAACCACCTCAATCTGGTTGAACAGCAGCGGCAGCGAGCCGAGGCGTTATCAGACCAGGTAGCCCAGTTTATTGCGGCGGGCGGGCAGATCGCCCAACTCAAAAGCCCGCCGCGCAACCCTCTCCCGCCTCCCCGCTCAAACAGAATCGACCCTGAAACGGTGCTCAAGCGAAAGCCCAAAGGGCTGTCACTGGCTGAGCGCCGGACGCTTCGCAGAATGGCGGACTCGCTATGAGCAAACGTAAGCCTCACAACTTCAAGGCGCGAATCGAGCGATCGTGCCGCGCCCTGCTCTCCACGAATCACGTCGCGGTGGTGAACATCGACCCCAGCGGTCGCCAGGGCATGATCAATTACAAGTCGCTCAAGATCATCGCGCCCGGAAAAATCGGCCAAGCCGTTTGCGGCATCCCGCACCGCTGGACGATCTACCTCAGCGTGCTTTGCCTTGACGCCCGCGGCGTTCGCTACAGCAAGTCGATTGAGGTAGCACCAAACGGCAACTACCTCTCTGACCACCTGGAGGAAGTAATCGAGCATTGCTACAAGCAACTGCGTGAATCGGCCAACAAAAGCCAGATGGTGGCTTCTGGATGGATCGCCATACCGGAAGTGATATCGCTGGATGAGGCGCACGCGGCGCGGATCTTTGAGGCGGTCGGCGCCTGGAGTCAGCAGAAGGTCGATTCATGCGCCGCATAACCCGCATCCAACAACGCAAACGACAGACCTGGCTGGACTTGCCGGCCAGTGGAATTGAAGAGGTAGGCCATGGCAGCAACACAGAAAGAGCGCTCGGCCAAGTCTGCCAAGAAGCGCACAGCGGTGGGCGAGGAAGAGCTAAGGTTGCGAGTTCGACCGGGCACTCGCCAAGCACTGGCCGAATTGATGGAGTGGTCAGGCATAACTGAGCAAGGCGAGGCGATGACCTTGATGATTCATCACCTGCATGCGCTTGGCTATGCCCACTGCCAGCCTCTGCTAAATCCTCCGCGCCACGTTTTCGAGCCTTCTGAAAAGGTGGCGCGGGAATTTCGCAATAAAAGCCTTCTCGCAATTCAGCACGACCCGGGCGACGAGATCATAGAACCCATTTACCCCCCCTACTCGCTGTAACCGGTAATGGGGGGCGACAACTGTAAGAAGCTGGCACGTTGGGATGTAGCTAGACCTTTACTGCGCTTTTGATAATCCAAACACCAACCAGAACAAATACTGCTGATTTAGCCACGGCAAACAGAGAATCTCTTCCAGCAAACAACTCGAAAGCCGAAAATAGTAGTGAGATCGTTCCTACTACCACCAAACCATAGCCAACCGGGCGCACGTACTTGGGGAACATCTCTTCTTCTCCATGATTAAACAGAAATTGTAAATTTCCCCGCCCAGTAACGCTATCAATCATTCCGCCTCCATCCGATATCACGGAGGGCGGCGCCTGACTGGAGATAATCCATGGACGATCAGTTCTACCTGCAAGACAGCCGCAGTCACGCTTACGTCGGCGACGGGTTATCGTTCTGGGGCTTTGGCGGATCTGGGTATGTCACCGATCTGGCCAAGGCCCAGTTGTTCACCCGGGACGGCGCTTGCGATCACCGCGACACTGACATCCCCTGGCCCAAGGCCTATGTCGACGCCAGGGCACGAGTCGGCGTCGATTGCCAGAATGTCACCTTGAGCGAAGCCCTGGACCAGCACCCCGACGCAGCCGAGTTTTACATCCAGAAACCGCAGTGCTGGAACGGCAACAACCTGATTTGGCTTTGTGAGGACGGAGTATTCACCAGTGATCTGTCGAAGGCTGTCGTGGTGCCGAGGGCCCACACCGTCACCTGGATCGGAAAGCTCGGTCAATCAGGTGCAGTGGTCTGGCCCAGGCCCTACATCGACGCGCATAGCCGCCGGTTGGTCGAACGCGATGACGTGAACATCAAGGAAGCCCTGCGCGGCACCGGCATCAAGCTGGCCAAGCCGAAGAAGCCAAAAATGATGATGTTCAATTGTGATGGCTGCGGCCGGTTCATCAGTGACGCTCAACGCTATCGCGAAGACTGCCGGAACTGCGGGGCAAGCAACACGCCTTGATCCGGCTCCATGCCGGTCACCCGTAATACGCCAGCTAAAACCAAATTGCTACCACAGGTCACGAGGGGCTAGACCAACCGATTAACTTTGCGAACTCAGCAAAACTGGCGGCCGCCGTAAACATGCTCCCTCTCGGATCCACCCCGTCGAAGGTAACAATCGGCCATGTGGCAGCCCCTCGCAGATCGAACGCAAACAGCTGCCCACCGCCATCTCCGCCGAAAACAAATAAGCCAGATGTTATTTCTTCAAACAGGGCTATCTGTGAGGCGTCGGAGGCTGTTTCAGCTGGGTCAAGGCAAAAATTGTAAAGAGGGTCTGGAAGCGGTCCCTCACCCCCATTGCTGTATCTGAGCAATTGGTAGTACTCGAAGGGGAGATCTCGAGGCGCTGCGGCACGCAGAGCGTTCAAAGCTTCAACAGAGGCGCCCGCATTACCGATCCAGTTTGAGTTGAGTATCACAGATAGGCCTCTTTAATCCGGCTCCATGCCGGTCACCCGTAATACCTCAACCAAAACCAAAAAGCCACAACACCCCGCCCGGTCATGGAGGGCGGCGCCATCCCGAGGTAACCACATGCCTATTCGCCACAGCATCATCCACCAGATCGACAAGAAGCCAGACGGCTCCTCTGCTGTGCTGCACATCAGCAGCGCGGAACTGGTCGAATCCCAGGCCACTGAAAACCTGCTGAACGACTTCAACGAGGCTTACAACGCCAAAACTGGTAAGGGCTGGGGGTTCTTCCACCCTGAGTCAGGCGCCTACCCGTTCAGCGGCTGGCTGAGGTTTTTTTACGACGGCGGCGACTTCATCGAATTCAGCCAAACCGCTGTCGAACACCTGACCAAGCTGATGGAAGAATCGAACCTTTCCGTTGGTGGTCACGTACTGTTCGCGCACTACCAGCAAGGCATGACTGATTACCTGGTTGTCGGCCTGCTCCAGCACAGAGAGAGCATCACGGTAAATGCTGACCTGACCGTCGCGACCTCCAAGCATGTGGACTTCGGCAGCATCACCTTAGCTGCCCGGATCAACCTCTCGGAATGGCGCAACAACCCAAAATCACGGCAGTACGTGTCCTACATCAAGGGCTCTAAGGGCCGCAAAGCGACCGACTACTTCCGCGACTTCATTGGTTGCCAGGAAGGCGTAGACGGCCCCGGCGAAACCCGGACGCTGCTCAAGGCATTCAGTGACTTTGTTGAGAGCGAGGACGTGCCGGAGGAATCGGCCCGCGAGAAGACCCAGGCGCTGGTCAGCTACTCAGTGGCCCAGGCTAAGCGCGGCGAACCGATCACCCTCGACGGATTGTCAGAGCTGATCGACGAAGACCGCCCGAAAGCCTTCTATGACTTCATCCGCAACAAGGACTACGGCCTGTCGCCGGAGATACCGGCGGATAAGCGCACGCTGAACCAGTTCCGGCGCTTCACCGGGCGTACGGAGGGGCTGTCGATCAGCTTTGAGGCTCACCTCCTGGGCTCAAAGATTGAGTTCGACAAAGAAGCCGGAACGCTGACGATGCGCGATCTGCCAACGCAGCTTACAGACCAGCTCAAGCGTGCTTCCGACTGACGCCAACGAAGGCGCCGCGGCTTGATACAAGCGCGGCGCATGCATGGAGAAAGCCATGGCGAAGTTTTACTACCAGATCAAAGGCCTCCGGCCAGCCGGGCCGCACCGCGAAGCTGAATGGGCGTGGCCACCAGTGTTCAGCGGGATGGTCGAGGCAGAAAACCGCAAGGTAGCCAAGGCTCAGGTCGAAGAAGAATACGGCCGCAAGTTCCCGTCACGCGTGCTGCGCAAAGATATCGAACAGCACGCCTACCTCCTGCATATCCAAGAGCTGCACGAGCACGATACCTACCTGCTGCGCCGGTTCGAGAATACCGCCTGCAAAGAGTGCGGCGCGGTGTTCAAGCTGATCGACAAGTACAACGATCCGAACACCGAAACGACCAGTCACGACTACTGCACAGAGGCCTGTAAGCAGGCCGCTCGGTTCCGCGACGTGCAGGAGTTCAGATTGGTGAACGAAGGCCGGTCACCCGCCGTAATCTACCAGGTGCGGCAAAAGTCCTCTGGCCGGGTGTATGTCGGCCAAACCACCCAGCCCTTCACGCTGCGGTGGTGGCAGCACCTGAGCAACCCCACAAGCTGCAAGTTCCACTCTGCGCTGGGTGGCTCAGAAATCACCGACTGGGAATTCTCAGTGCTTGAGGTGATCGCCTACCCGGAGGGCTGCACCAATCGAGCGGCCTACATCACCCAGCGGGAAAGCCACTGGGTTGACGCCCTGGCAGCGGTTGAAACAGGGTTCAACACCGTTCGCCCTACCGGAACCGATCAAGCTCAGGTGTCACTGCCTCTCGCGGATATTGCCTAACACCTAATAAGCGCCGCTGACTGATCTTGGTCTGGCACCAAACAGGAACTCGACCATGGAATACGAACTGCACCTGGGCGACTGCCTGGAGGTGATGCGCGGCCTGCCTGACAACTCGGTCGACAGTGTTGTTACAGATCCTCCATATGGAATCCGATTTATGGGCAAAAGCTGGGATGGCCAGGATATTGAAGACCGCGCCGCATACCGTGCCAGCATGCCGTCACACGCCGGGGCATGCGGGCCAAACGGCGGACACCGCTCAATAGCTGCAGAAGCGGGTAAATACGACCTGACCCCCCACGGCATGCGCGCCTTCCAGGCTTTCACGCTGGAATGGGCAACAGAAGCACTGAGGGTGCTCAAGCCTGGCGGGCACCTACTGTCATTCGCCGCTGCTCGTACTTATCACCATATGGCGGTGGGCATTGAAATGGCTGGCTTTGAGATTCGCGACCAGATCATGTGGGTGTTTGGGTCTGGATTTCCCAAGTCGCACAATCTTAAAGGCAAGCACGAAGGCTGGGGTACCGCGCTGAAGCCCGCGCATGAACCCATCTGCATGGCGCGCAAGCCATTCCCCGGCACCGTAGCCAGCAACATGGGCCAGCATGGTACCGGCGCTATCAATATCGATGCTTGCCGAGTACATGCCGAAGATGCCCTGGGCGGCGAGTACTCCCAGAAACGAATGGCTCCCGGCAATGTGGTTAATGCAACTGGCAGCTACAAGCAAGACGTTCGGTTTGTTGGCGTCATGAAGCCCGGGCGATGGCCAGCAAACCTAATCCACGACGGCAGCGATGTTGTTGTGTCCATGTTCCCGGTCGAGGCTGGAGCCGTTGCGCCAGTCAAAGGATCGGAACGCAGCTCACCGGACAAGCACACTTACGGGGAGTACGCTCGAGTTGAGGGTGCATTCCACGGTGATACCGGCAGCGCCGCCCGCTTCTACTACTGCGCCAAAACCAGTCGGAAAGACCGCCATGAGGGCCTGATCGATCCCGGCACCCAGTTCAAGCAGGGCACCACGCTGCGAAAGGTGCAGACCACAGACACCAAAGGCAACAACCACCCAACAGTGAAGCCAACTGAGCTGATGGCCTATCTTCTGCGCTTGGTAACTCCACCAGGTGGGAAAGCGCTCGATCCGTTCATGGGGTCCGGCAGCACCGGCAAGGCGGCAATGCTCGAAGGCTTCAACTTTATCGGGATCGAGCAGGACGCAGCCTACATGGCGATCGCAAAAGCGCGAATAGCCCACGCAACGACCAAGAATCAGCTCCAGCAGAAAGAAGAACAGCTTCGAGAACGGCAACTCAGTCTGTTCAGCGCTTAAACCCCACCTTTTTCAAAGAATCACGCCACTGGCGAGGTATCCGCATGTCCGCACAACAGAAGAAACACACCTTCGATTTCAAAACCCAATACGGCCTTGGCTTTAACCCGCAAGACGATGAGATCGTTGTCGACTTCTTCTGCGGCGGTGGCGGCGCCGGTACCGGGCTGGAAATGGGTCTTGGCCGCGCGGTGTCTGTTGCCAAAAACCACAGCCCCGCAGCAATCAGCATGCACACCATCAACCACCCGCATGCAAAGCACTTCACCACTGACGTGTTTGAGGGCGACCCTGATACTGAATGCGGTGGCCGAGCCGTGGGCTGGTTCCATATGTCGCCGGATTGCACGCACCACAGCCAGGCGGCTGGCGGCCAGCCGCGCAAGCGCGAGATTCGCAACCTGTCGTGGATCGGACTCAAGTGGGCAGGCATGAAGCGGCCCCGGGTAATTAGCTTGGAGAACGTGAAGCAGATCCTGCAATGGGGTCGTCTGGTCGCAAAACGCGACAAAGCCACCGGCCGAGTGATCAAGCTGGGCGGCGAAGTGGCTGCACCTGATGAAGTCGTGCCGGTGGGCCAGCAGTTCCTGGTACCTGATCCGAAACAGCGCGGGCGCACATGGCGCCGGTTCGTTGCCCTGCTGGAAGGGATGGGTTACGTGGTTGAGTGGCGCGTGATCAAAGCTTGCGACTTCGGGGCCCCGACCAGCCGCGAACGTCTGTTCATGATTGCCCGATGCGATGGTCAGCCGATCGTGTGGCCTGAGCCAACTCACGCCAATAACCCCGGCAAAGGCCAGCAGAAATGGCGCACCGCCGCCGAGTGCATCGACTGGACGGTGCCGAGCAAAAGCATTTTTGACCGTCCAAAGCCTCTGGCTGAAGCAACGCTACGCCGAATCGCCAAAGGCATGATGAAGTTCGTCATCAACAGTCCGGCGCCGTTCATTGTGCCAATCGCGAATTGGTCCGGGGAAACGGTGCAGTCGGCAGACGAGCCACTGCGCACCATCACCTCTTACCCGAAAGGTGGCGCGTTCTCGGTCGTGAGCCCGGTCTTGGTTGGCGCAGGTGGACCGGTGTACTCAGGACGCCCGGCGCATGTGGATCGACCTGTTGGCACGCTCATGACGGCAAATCACCGCGCTCTCGCTTCCGCACACCTAGTGAAGTTCAGGTTCGCCGATGAGGGTAAAGCCTTGGATGAGCCACTACCCACCATCACCAGTGGCGGCAACTACAAGCGCCCTGCCGGTGCTGCTCACGCCATGGGCATATCCACGGTGTTCATGGCCCAAATGAATGGCGGTTTCAACACGACCGCAGCCAAAAGCGTCGAAGACCCCATGACAACAGTCACCAACACCGGCAGCCAACAGCAACTGGTCACCGCCAACCTGGTGCACCTGCGCGGCAACTGCGATGCCCGTGACCTGAATGACCCGCTCCACACCATCAGCGCAGGCGGCACACACCACGGCTTAATGACGGCATTTCTTGAGCGGCAGTTTGGCGCCAGTGTTGGCCAAGGCCTGGACGAACCGGCCCCAACCATCACGGCGGGCGGTGGCGGCAAGAGTTCACTGGTTTCGCTGACCTTGTCGCCAGAGCACGAAGCTGGTGCACTGCGTGTTGCGGCCTTCCTGATTAGCTACTACGGCACCAGTGACGCGGGCGATATTGCAGCACCTGCCGCAACCATCACCACCCGCGACCGCCTAGCACTGGTCACCGTGACCATCAAAGGCACGCCGTATGTGATCGTCGATATTTGCCTGCGAATGCTGCAACCCGCCGAGCTGTACAACGCACAGGGCTTCCCGGCCGATTACATAATCAGCCACGGTGCCGACGGCAAGCCCTTCACCAAGACTCAGCAGGTGCACATGTGCGGGAACAGCGTCAGCCCACCGCCGATGGCGGCACTGGCCAGAGCCAACGATCCATGGCGTACGGTCGAAAGCCAAGTAGAAGCCGCATAAACAATACGCCCAATTTTATCGGATGGAGGTAGAACGGCTCATACCAGCTTCAGCTGCAATCTAATTGGCTGTCAATATACCTATCGGCAGTTGTTACTGTTTCGACCAGCGCGCTTAGAAAGTCAGCCCAAGGGCCAGTTAGCCGCACCGCATAGTCATCGGAACTTTTGATTTTTCCGTCCTCAACAATATGCACATATGAAGGCGCTATATCGCTGGTCTTAGCCCAATAAAAAACCATGTGGACTACGTAACCTCGGTACAGATGGATCAGCGAGATCTTTTTTAGGAGCGACATACCCAATAACCTCTGTCTGATCAAAGATCAGTAGACCTTACCTTCTAATCCATCTTTGTAAGCACGTCCACTTAAGCTTAAGACTCTCCCACCCAATTCAAAGCCTGCCGCTATAGCGGCCAAGGATTAGTCATGTCTGAAGAAATCAAATTGATCGAACCGGCCCCTGTCGTGCGCGACGAATACGGCATGTTCGCTCACCCCGATATGCCCGACTTCGACGAGGGCGACGGAGACAAGGTGAAAGCCTGGGTTTCTGAGCAGAAGTTAGAAGTAGCCATGGCCAGCATCGAATACGCGGATCAAGCAATTGCTGATCGTTATTTTGAAGCCGGCGACCCGGACTGTAGCTACTGGGAGCCGGATCGTCCTAATGGCGAAGGCTGGTTCTGCTTGGCCATCCACGACACTGACGACGGCCCGGTTTGCTGGTGGGCTCGCCGGGAGGTGACGCCGTGAGCACAATCACAGATCGCCCGATTTTGTTCAACGGCCCAATGGTTCGCGCCATCCTGGAAGGCCGGAAGACGGTAACGCGCCGCCCAGTCAAGGCGACCAAGACTCACGCCGATGGCTTCATGATGCTTGACCACGGCAAAGGCTGGCGACCATACAACGCTTTTGGTGACTTTGCCTCAGATCATGAAGGCATGGAATATCCAATCGCTTGCCCATACGGAAAGCTCGGCGACCGGCTATGGGTTCGCGAGACCTGCTTCATCAACGACTACCGCGAAGCCAGTGTGCCGGAGCAGGAGCGCGCAGATTGCGAAATTCATTACCGAGCCGACGGTATACCTGACTTTGAGGGTGAAGAAGAACTGATCCGTTGGCGACCCAGTATCCACATGCCCCGCTGGGCCAGTCGCATCCTGCTGGAGGTCACCGACGTGCGGGTCGAGCGATTGCAGGACATCACCGAAGAACAGGCTCTGGCCGAAGGCATCAAAAAGCATTCGGACGGCGGCTATCACGTCGAAGACGGCAAGCACTACTCGGATAGCCCGGTTGAGTCTTTTGCATGCCTGTGGAGTTCTGTCGGCGGCAACTGGGATGCTAACCCCTGGGTTTGGTGCGTTAGCTTCAAGCGGATAACCTGACGGAGCCTTGCCCATGAAAACAATGAGCAAGGTAAAAACCGAAGAGCTGGCCGGAGCCGCCCTGCTATGGGCCATTGATTCAATCGAAGGCACTCCCCCGCCTTTGCCCGGCCAGATGCAACTCCCCTTTGATCTACAGATTGAGCCCGCCGCGGTCGACAGGCTGATCGCCAAGTACAACGTCTGGGTTGAGCCTGGCTGGAGCTACAAGTGGTTGGCCAATGCGCGCGAGGATCGTGACCCGTGCGAGCGAATGCCCGGTGAAACGCGGGAGGACGCAGTACTGCGCGCCATCATCGCCGTGCAAATCGGCAAGGTCGTAAGCATTCCCGTGGATCTTATTTGAACGGAGTAAGGGTCATGAGTGACGCCCCAATCGAACCGCAAGAATATGTGTACGGCGTTAAGGTCGTGCAGATCGAAGACCTCCGAGTCGCCCGCGGCTTAACCCGCCGCCCGGGATCTTCCTGCAAGCATAAGCAGTTGGTTAACGACGACAAGGAAAGGCGCGTCTGGTGTAGCGATTGCGAGTCCGAAATAGAGCCCTTCGACGCGTTCGTTGGTGTTGTTGCAGTTTTCAGTGCAGGCATGAATTCGCTGAAACAAAGACTAAGCAAGCTTGATGAGGCTGAAAAATTTCAGATCAGAAGCCGCGCAGCAAAGGTGATGGATGATGCCTGGCGTAGCACTAAGATGGTTCCGCTCTGCCCTCATTGCATGACAGCAATTCTCCCCGATGACGTTGTCGGCGGCGTGTCCAGAACGTCCAAAGCCTTGGCGATCGCAGCCAGAAAGCGCAAATCCTAGAACAGTCAGCTCTAAACCCAAACTTTACAACTCAATCAGCCTGCCGGTGACCGGCGGACCAAGTGCGCGCGCATGAGCAAACAAGCCGTGAAAAAAGACATCCTCGATGAAATGACCAAGGAAGAGTTGGCAGCCTGGATCAGGCAGCGGCACCTCTTCTCAATGCCAAAGCGAAGCGAGCTGCTGTATCTGCGCTGGGATAGGCAGTCAGCGGACGTTCTTGAAGCAATGGAAAAGGAGAATCGAGCGCTCGACGGATACGACTTCAAAGAACGCGATCGTTTAGCCGTCAAGTTCAACGAGTCGACCGACGCAAAAGAGCAGTTGCGACTTCTGGGGCTGATTCAGCCGTACGACGCGGCAATGTTGGCCCACATCAAGCGATCGCAAGCCCTCCAAAAGAAAAGTGAAAAGGTCGACGCGCTGTATGCGCAGATCAATATCGAGCGCGAGAAGGAAAACCAGCGCCAATCAGCATAACCCACCCAATCCGCAGCCCACCCTCTGCCACTCAACGCGGCGGCACGGAGACATGTCAATGAATACTGAATTTCTGCTCCTGGCACAGTACGGCGGCCAAGCCATCATCCCGCTTGAGCGGGTATGCGCCGATTACTTTAGCCATTTGACGCCTGAAAAAATGAAGATGAAAGTCGCGGCTGGCCAAATCGACCTGCCGCTCGTCCCGATGGAACGCAGCCAAAAGTCTGCAAGAGGAGTTCACCTCAAAGACCTTGCGGCTTATATAGATGCACAGCATTCACGCGCCCGCACAGAGCACGACAAACTGATGCGTGGCTCTAGCTTTCGTCGCGTTTCTTAATTCGCTTCTGGGCCTCGATAATGGGGCCCGCAATTATCCTCTCCAGCCAAGGCCAATCTTTATACGGGTCGCCATCCCCTTTTAAATGCGTGTATCGACGCATTGAGTTCCAATCCCGGTGCCCGGACACAGAGGCTACTTTCGGGATATCCCAGCCCACCTCAAAAAGCCGACTCACCCCGTCGTGACGCAGGTCATGAAAGTGTAAGTCTTCAATTTCAAGAAAGCGGCAGGCACGCGTGAATGCGGCAGATACTGAGCGCGAGTTGTAAGGGAAAACATCATCTGCGACTTTGGGCATTGACTTCATGATGCGCCACGCCTCATCAGGCACAAGGCACCAAATGTCATTTCCGTATTTCTGGCCCGGGTTTTTCATGTCCGTAATGAGGACCATCTTTCGATCCTCATCAATGTCGGCCCATTTGATGCGGGTTATCTCTTCCTGTCGTCGCGTAGAGAAAAGGGCAAACGCGATGACACGCACCATATCTATTTCTTGTCTGCGCCTGTCGCGCATTTGGCTGAAATACTCAAACAGCTTGTCCAACTCCTCTAGGGTTGGCCGACGATTCCTTTCCTTGCTGCGGGTGACCGCACCCATCTTTCGCAAGACTTTGCGTGCGTCGGGCATGGCCATCGGGTCAATGTCATATCCCCAGGCTGGCCGGGCTACCGAAAGGACCGCACCAAAGTGAGCCAAGTCATTGCCAACAGTCTGAGCCTGGATTCCATCATCCTTCATTCGACCGTTCGCGTACTCAACCAGCTTTTGGCTGGTTATCTCTTTGTCTTCCAGCTTGCCAAGCCAGGTTTCACCAATCGCCTTCAGCGTGGCCCGCTTCGTTTTACCCAGGGGCCTGAGCTTCTCGTATTCAAGAAGGTAACGGTCAATCATTTCCTTGACCGTCACTCCTGAGCGATTAGCTTTGGTTATTGCCCCAGGAGCAGCCATTTCTGTTTCGACACGTTTGATCCAAGCGAGCGCGGACGCCTTCCGATCGAAGGTCTGGCTTTCCTGATAAACTGTGACGCCCTTTTGCATGATCCGGACCTGCGCGTTGTAAGCGACAGACCCGTCCTTGCGCTTGCGAACGGTTATAGAGCCCATTTTTTGCTGAACGCCTGAATGATTTTGCTGAATTTCAGCAACACCATATCAAAAATAAGCAAAAACGGTGGTAAACAGTAGTGAATGAGAGTTACCCGAATGCACACAGAACCCACAGAAAACCTAGCCCGCCCAGTAGATCCGGTAGTTAGGAGGTTTTCTGTTGCGCCCATGATGGATTGGATCACCAAAGCCCTAATTCATTTGGGTTTGCTGTGATCGTGTACATCCTGTGTGCAGACATCGATACCGCCCTCCTACCCTGACAGCGAAAATATTGGACAGACCGATTGGACTCCACGCTGAGCGCCAGTGCCTCCAGCCATAGCACTACCGACTGGCACTACCTACTTTTCCCCTCTCCTGCACAGTGAATAGCTGCCACTTTCATGCTATGAGTAGTGGCACATTGATCTATGCCAGCCTCATGGAGACACAATGCTGACCATCCGCTATCCACATCTGATGCAGCACGTGAGAGACCTACATCACGGGATAAGTACGATTGCAAACGACAAGGAAGGTACGCTCCTCCTCATAATCAAAGTGCCCAAGGAGGCCGTACTAGCCGCAAAAGCCAAGCAGCGCATCGGGTTCTATCTAGCCCCATGTCGGATGAACGGAGAGACTTACCACGGTCTGGTCACTACATATGAAGATGATGAGCTCAACCCACTGATGGTTGTTACTCCCCTGCTAGACGATGAAATGGGACACTCCATATTTGACCTGCTTTCATCGGAAAGCTTCGACATTCATTTCTTTGACGACAACAATCGCGAACTTCTTGGCTACAGGTCGCAGAACACAAAGTTCGCAGAGTTCGACAAAAGCCAATACAAGCTTGCCCCATCAAGCCTTGAGGCTGCTTATGAAATTCGTGACTTAACTAATCACTGGTTCATGCGCAGATCGCTTCAGGATGATAAGAACTCGATTAAGGTTAATTTCCTTGAACCACTAATGATCGAGGATTTATTCATTCTAGACGCAGTACCCATGAACAATCTGTTTCAAAAAGGCCCACCTGTGAGCCACTCGACCCTTGAGAGGCTAGAGCCAGGTAGCTTTCAAGAGATGGATATTGTTAAGCTACTTCAGAAAGTATTTCATGAAGACTCAATATTCCTGAACCCACTTCGCACAGATAACAATGAAGAGTTCGTCGACGTTTTAGTTGCCTCCGATGAATATCTGCTGCTGATTCAGGCCAAGGACAGCCCAAACACGGAAAAGTCCTTAGATCGAACTCTAAAAAGAAAGATCTCGACAGTTTCAAAGGCTCTTGATAAAGCTATTGATCAAACGAGAGGAGCGATTAAGTACCTCAGACGTGGTGAGAACCTGCAGTTTCACTTTGGCGAAGATATCTTTGAGATTGAAACGCACGACAAAGTGATCCGAAACCTTATAGTCGTCCAGGAAACTTTCATCAATGAATGGGAGAGCTACTCGGAACGAGTTCTTGGGCTGGGTAAAGAAATGAATTCTTCATGTTACGTAATGGGATATCCAGAGCTTGTGACATGGACAGCAAAGCTCAATACACCAGAGAAGTTCTTTGATCCATTTGACAGTATCGTTGAAGAAGGTAAAGAGACTGGTATATTCCCAAGTATAACCTTCTACAACTGATATACCTTCCATATTGCTTACTGTCAAAGCGAAGTCGCAAGACCATACTGCGATTTCGCACTCATCCCTTGCGAGCCCCGCACCTACCTAAAGTAAAACCGCACTCGACCAGAGTGATTTCGCACTCCAATACTACGATTTCGCATTCACACCTTGCGAAAGTTTCGGTATACAAGCAAATAAATCAAAATAATTAGCAAAACCACTAGACCCACCTAAAACTCCTTTTGCACAATAGATCTAGAGCTTCTTTTTAGCCAGTTGTGTCTGTGTCAGACAAGCAGGACTAGATACTCACATCCCTCCGGGTGTTGCGTGATTGCCTCGACAAATAAAAAAATAAAGTGAGTCAAGATGAAGAACACTGAGAAGCAGAATAAAGAGACTAGGATCACTTTCAGGCTTAACAAGTCTGAGTTAGATATCCTGAATGCAAAGATGGCTGAAGCAGGCTATAAGTCCGCTGGAGCGTTTATCCGTGACTACGTTGCCAATGGGCAGTTGAAGCCCAAAGTCACCCAGGACATTGTTCAGATCGCCCGTGAGCTCATGAACCTCGCCTCGATGATCAACGCAGACCGTCCAGGCTCCGCACTGCTTGAGAAAGTGAAGTACATCGCCCAAGTCAACTTTGGGGGTGTTGCATGATCGGCAAGATTTTTCCTAAGTCAGTAGGCTCGTTTAAGAACCGGATTCGGTACATTTTTGGCTGCACCAAGCATGATCACGAAATCAGCGGAATCCGGACGATCAGCCACAACACTATGAGCAAAGATCCGCTGCCAGGCGTCGTTCAGGGTAACGAAGCAGACCTCGCGGAGATGATCAAGGAGTTCGACCAGATTGAGACCCTTCGCCGCTTCTCAATCGACTCTGATAAAGCCATCAAGCCAGTCTTCCACGCAATACTGTCCCTTCGGCCCGGAGAGTCCCTGACGACCGCACAGTGGCGCACAGCCGTCCAGACCTACATGACAGACCTGGGCTTCAACGAGACCAACCAGTACGTCGCTGTAATGCACCAAGACAAAGAACACCAACACGTCCACATCGTCGCCAACAGGATCAGGCTCAACGATGACTTCTCCATGGTCAAAGACAGCAACGAGCGAAGCATCAGCCTCGACTCAGTGTCGGGCATAGAAGATCGCTTCGGCCTCACCAAAGCACCGAAGCCCGAGGACACATGGGGCGCCTCGATCACTCACGCAGAGCTCCAAGCCTCGATCCGCGACGGCGACCTGCCGTTGAAGCACAAGATGATCGCGAAGATCGCAGGCGCTATCGAAGCCACCAACGCCGTCGATGGCGATATGTTCACGTTCACCCGGCTACTCAGGAAGCAAAAGGTCTATATCAACCTGACCCTCAACGAGGACGGCCAACCAAAAGGAATATCGTTTGAGTTTGACGGCAAATATATAAGTGGCAGACAGCTCAAGCGCTCAAGACTCACATGGCACAAACTAACTACGCAGGAAGGAATACATTATGACCCCAAAACCATTCGTGAACTTCAGGATGACATTGCGAGAAGAGATAGCGAAGAACAAGAAAGAGCTCGAATCTATTACTTTGAATTTGTTTCAACTTCAGGAAAGAGAAGAAGCCCGATCTACGTCAGGTTTACAGCCAGGGACTATGAAGTCCAGAAAATGATTCAGGAGGTTCTTGAGCTGCTGGATGCTATTTTTGATGAGCTATTTAAGCCAAGGGAGTGCAGGTTGATGCGCAGTTACATAGAGTACATACCAGGCCAGCCGCTGGAGCTAGAAGAGGAACAGGCGCCAGCGCTATAAGATCTCGTTAGTCAGTTAGTACGCTGGAGGGCTGAGTCAGCCTTCCTTTACTGCGCCTTCTATCTTGGACTCTATGGCTTAGAAGATATTGGCGCTTAAAGGGTAGCTGGACGTGTATTCGGTGGCTCACCAGATGTCTGCAACGAGCTCAATAAACGGGACTGGAATAGGGTGTTTGAGTAATGCTGACTGCATGCAAAATTCAGTCAGACGGCTTATTCCTGCAGACCGGCGTTTGGCACGCCCTTCGGGCCAGCTGTCGTGAATCAAGCCAGCCATTTTCAATGGCTATCTTGCCCCTCCGGGCTTCCATCTTTGTGCCTGCGCGCTCCGCTTGCCTGGCGTGACAGTCCAGTAACACATCAGTCCCAGCTGCAGCATTTGGACAAACATGTATTTCTTCAAAAAACATCGCTTCAGGCTCAAGGTTTTCCGAAACTAACCGTTTGTGATGGATAAGTACCTTTTTTGAGCGATGGCTTTGACCCTCTCTACACATGACTTCGCACAGCGCCTGAGCGGTGCCTTGTCGCTCCCCTTCACGATTCTCGGCAACCGACAACGGCGCACATGGGAACGGCTGATCAGCTACATCGAATCGTCAACCTGCACATCCGAATTCGACAACGCAGCGGCCTATGCCGAGGGCTACGCACATGCTTTGGCCGACAGCGGCCAGATCGATATCTCCACAGATCGGGATCTGCTGATCATTGCAACGGTGGATGCATGGCGATGCGCCCGTACTTACCCGAATACTTCGACCAACCTGAGCTACCCAGGAAAACCATGACTTCTTTTTTTAAACGCTACGCCGACGGCGGAACATCAGACCGGCACATCCATATGCCGCAGCGTCTTATGCCCACGACCGTCAGTCATTGTCCCCTCGAGGTCTTAGTGGGCCATTTGGAAAAGTATCTCTTAGACCCCTCCTCCGCTCGTGAACATTTTCCATGGGCTTCGCGGTTCGTTATGGGCATGCCGGTTCCAACCTGGGCGCGTGGTTTGGAGTGGAACCTCGGTCAGAAGTCTCGTTTCATCTCAGTAGTATGGTCGGGCGGGGATCTGGGGAGCTACCTCACGAATGACTGGTACGAGCCAGAAAGCGGTAGCAGGGCATTGGCCGAAAATAGTGAAATTTTGATTGATGGCCAACAACGTCTGCACAGCCTGGAAGAGTATCTCCTCGACCGCCTTGCAGTCCCAGATGCGCAAGGACAGCCGAGGATTTGGTCTGAGCTCGGCAACGGCGAAAGGAAACGCTTTCTGTCGACGATCTTTACCCATATGAGGGTTTCTTCTGGCGACGAGGCCGCATTGCGCAGGACATACGATCTTTGCGCGCAGGGCGTAGTGCCTCGGTCATTTGATCAACGAGCTGTTCGGTAACCTTTTAATCAAGGCGGTCGGGCGTATCCCTTCGGGAGCGGCTGTCGTAAACCGAGCCCAGCTACGCTGGGTCTCGGCCCTTCGGGCTTCCATCCTTACGCTCTTCGGCCATCATGGCCTGCGCGCTCCGCTTGCAGAGCGATCCGGCTCACCTTCTTGCTTGGACATTGGCTACCGCTCCCACATACTGCTGAGCATCCGATCAAAGATGAGGCCGGGCAAATGGGTTGGCTATTTTGGAAAGACAAGCGGCCCGCATGGGTTCAGGCAGAGGAACGGGAATTCATCAAGGCTGCGAACCGCCTAAAGACGCTTCAGGTAACGGCTCGCGGTGGCATGCGCATTGATCCCGAAGAGCTCAGGGATCAGATCCTTGAGGCCAGAGAGTTATACAAACACCTGGTTCAAAAATAACGGTAGTGAGTAGGCAACCTGCTTGCAGCCACAGCCCATTCGCACGGGTTCAGAAATTCAAAAATGGTGCTCAATGGAGGTCTATTCACTGACGCCATGGCCCCCAGTTCGGTGGGTTCTCAATGATATCGATTGAGGTGCTGAGCTCATTCTGCATGCGCTCAAAGACTCCATCTAGGGGTCGGGTAGGCATTCGACTCCCTGAGTGTGCTCACCAACTGCAGAAGCTCTCTGCCCTGCGCCAAGGGCATTTGAATGTCGCAATAGACAGAGTCTTCATCGTCCGTCATGCCCATCTGATTTCTCCACTCAATCTAGTCGGCTCTGCGCTCCGCTACTGCGATAGTTGTGCGTGCCCTAAAGGGAAAAGGCTCTCGTAATCCCTGGCTCCGGTGAAGCACGCCCGTTGATGCCGAATGCCAGCTGCCGGACGATGATGCGACGCCCTTAACCTGAGCCGTGACTCGGCAAGCTCAGTGACATATACCCTGCCAATCTTCCGCGAGGACAAGAAACTTTTTCATATCATCTCGCATCATGTACTGCCAAATAAGCGCTTCATCCTCAACATTCTCATCAATCTCCGGCTTACCCACTAGATTGATCAGATCTACCATTTTTCCGAGTAGCTGCGTTCGATCAGCGCGCTCACCGTGGTCTTTAATCCTAGCTACACAATCCGTTAAATCCATCCAAACTCGAGCATGATCAACACCGAGTGAAACGGCCAACTGCAATGAGTTTGAAAATTTTGGATATCCCCACTTGGCGATGAAGGCTAAAGATAGAAACTGTCTCAAATCGGGCTTGCCATTTAGCAGAGTCCTGGACTGGGCGACTTCTTCGACATCTAACGCATGAAATTTACCGAGTGGCTCTGCGTGAGCAGTCACTCGGTCGTGAAGGAAGGTTTCAACTAAAGATGACACCAACGTGCTGAGTATTGCCTGAGTTTTTTTCTCGGCTCTTCGTCTCGGTATTAACTCAATAATCAGGTAAAAGAAATACGCTGATATCACCCCCGTCAGCAAATCGCCCGCGATATCTTCGAAGGCATCAGACTGAAGCGCCGTAATCAGTCGGGGCCATTCATTCATGCCAGCCGGCACATCGAGTTTTATCTTCACGATTAGCAGTAGGCCGAACGCAACCCAAGCACCGCAAAACAGCCAGAATTCCCTGCGATCCTTCAAGAAACTAAACATCCATATCTCCGCGATAACTGGCCACGTATAGCCCAGGCAGACATGCGAGCGGTTAGCTTACTTTGGTAAGCCAGCGCCAGCTGCCTCATTTCTGTTGATGTGTTCTAGCACGCGCTCTAGGAATCGGCGCTCTTCACCATAGAAGAATGCGGAGGGTTCATGAACTGCCAAGTGCTTAATGTCCTCCTCCCACTCGCCGTACCAAGCGTCTGGTGTGTCGACATAGATACTAGGTCGGTCAGGGAATTGATCTCCGGTGATATCGACGATCAGTCCATCGACTTCAAGCCAGGCATGTGAAGCACCCTCCTTCATCCCACAAACGTAGAAGAATTCGCCGACTTCCAAGGTGTTGAAATAATCGCCCATGAGCTCAGAAATGATTCCGCAGCATCCGCCTGGGAAACCTTGGATGTGCATAGGAACGTTGCCAATCTCTATGACTATCTCGACTGCCAACCTGAAGCTCGCTGCCAACTCAAGCGCTGCTGAACGAAGCATTTCCTATCCCCATAAAGAAGGGCCCCGCAGGGCCCTCAATTTGTACTCAAACGATTTTACTGAGCCAGCCAGCACTCGACGGTGTCGGAACCGTATTCAGCTTTCCACTCCTTCAGAACCTTGTGGTTGCCGCCCTTAGTCTCGACGACTTCGCCCGAGTGAGGATTCTTGTAAACCTTTACAGCCCGAGCCTTACGGGAGCCTTTGATTTCGGCAGCTGCTGGAGCACGGCGGTTTGAAGAGTGCGGATCGAGAATCGCGACAATGTTGCGCAAGCTGTAACCATACTCACCTAGCAGGTCACGAAGTTTGGTTTCGAATTCAATCTCACGCTTCAGACCATCATCGTTTTTCAGTGTTTCAAGCTCTGCCAATTGGGCAGCAAGCTGTTGTTCAAGCGCGCGGAATTCAGCGAGACGGGACATGTAACACCTCAGATATTTAGTGTTGGCAGTATAGTCAGCACTATGCAAAGTAGACAATCGAAGGTGTCCTCCGACGCTTAACGCTGACGCTCACGCCTTGCAGACATGTGAGCATTTAAGTGCTTCATCTCCGCCTGCCATTGAGCCAGGAATTTTTCCCAATCATGGGCGTATAGGCCATCGATCAGGCGCGTCGAGCCGGTGCTCGCTTGTAGAAAACGCTCACGCCACGGCTGTGGAATACTGGCCTCGTCAACAATGTTGATACCGGAACTGTGGCGCTCAATCAGGACTGCTTTGCGGACAGCATCAATATCGGGGTGTGGATGACTCTGGTTTAAGTCGACGCGCTCTTGGTCTTGAATGTCGTCAAGCACATTCAAAATAGCGGCAGCTTGTGGGTCGCCCGGCACCAGGTGCGAAAGTGTCCAGAGGGCTTTGCGCCTGACATACTCACGCGTACGAAGATCATCAGCCATGCTCAATGCCTCGATTGGAACCCGCAGTCAGTCGACAATAAAGGTCGGCTAAGAGGCGAGCATCTAACAGCGCGTGGTGTGGAAGTTCTGGCAGCATTACGTCGCCGATATCATCCGCTTCGAGATGCCTGAATAGCAGGATCAGGTTGGTTGGACTATTGGCAACGTTAGCAGGCCAACGATGATTTACGTATGCCAATTGGCAGAAGAGATCCCAGTCCCAATCTGGAGCGTCCGAGCAAATCTCGAGCGGGCCTTCAAGGCTGCTCAGGAAAGCAAGCAGTGATGCTTGAGCTTCGACCAGGGTCTGTCCATGAGACGCGACGTCAAGCTGTGGCAGGACGTTTTGAATCACGAAGTCGCTGCAGTCCTCCACTCGGTAGGTGTCCGTGAGCTCGACGTAGAATTCGTGGCCGGCCTCGGACACGAGTGCAAGCGAAATCAACTTCGTGTCGCGGTTAAGCTGAGTGAATTCGCAGTCCAAAAATGCCTTCATCCCCTCCTCTCCTGTGAGTATCTGGTTCATGCGTGCCAGTGTACCCTTGGTAAAACGATCAAAGCCGGCTGGTTTCTTTTATGACTTTAACCGATTGCCCTGACGAACCTACGCCTGCGCTCACAGCAAGAGAGGGTTGCCAGGTACTGCGCGATTCGATCTTTGGGCGACGCACGATGATCAGAGCATGTGCTCAGACTTGGGATGAGCTCTATGCCGGGATGTTCATGGTTGACGTCGAGGGATGGAGCATGACGATCTTCAACGACTGTGAAGAGCTCGATTATTGCGAAGGATGCGTGAGCCTAGATGGGAGGAGATGGTAGTTCGATTCAGGTGATAGATTCGGAACGGATCCCATTGCCATGTTATCGACATGGGAGCATCAAGATCTTTACCGAACGGTGAAGGCCCTCTAAGTCGGGCAGCATGTTATTGGGCGTGCCCCAGCGGGGCGGCTGTCGTGCACCGAGCCACGTCGTGTCTCGGCCCTGCCGGGCGTCCATCCTTCACGCCTGCGCGCTCCGCTTGCTCCAAGGCCTAGCGCCTCTGACCCGTGCCTTAGCCATGCCTGTGCCTCGTATAGTCCTGCCCTCAAAGCTTAACGAAACAAATCGGCCTAAGCCTTAGGTGATCTCCAGGGCATTGCAGCATTACGAGTGCAGTTTCGGCGCTCGAGGTTACTTATCCAACTTTCCATCCTGCCAGCCATCGTGGATGCCCCGTCTATGTGCGATCAAGCTCTCCACGGCCTCGCAGACCGACAATCCTTTGTGCTTACGTGAGAGTATAAATTTCTGGTCAAGCATTGCTTGGCTGTCAGCGACCAACTCTTGGAATTCAGATACGGTATCCGGATGCCGGGGCCCATCGGTTGCACACTGGCTAGTAGAATCGACCAGAGACATATCTGCATTTGCCCACTCTAGAAGAGTTAACCAAAGCCCATAGGGGACGGTCGTACGGTTCTCGTGTCGACAACGATATGAAAGTACCCGCAGCAGTTCGGGCATTCGGCCAATGACGACCTCACACACGACGCATAGCGCCTCAAATAGCGCCTCACTCGCGCCTATGACGGAGCTTTGATGCATTCTCCGTATAGACAGATAGGGCTCGTCGGTTTTGACTGGATATTCGTACGCTAACTGCAAAGCCAGAGCACCAAAGCGGGCGGCACCAAGAAAAGCGGCGAGTCGCTCGATGGATTCGAGCTCATGCAGGTTGTCCCGTGTTAATGCTATCAGATTCCCCACGCTTCCTCCGGTGGCTGGAAACGACTATTCACTGAGTTGTGCCCGTGACATGTCGCTTTCTATTTTGAACACTACGCAAGATGCAGCCCTAGCGATTGTGCTCACGAACGTTAACGGACACAGACCTAAGCACTTTCTTCCTCGGCCTGGAAGACCTCGATCAGTTTTTGATTGTAGTCGTCCAGGTAGCTCTGAAGCCCATCCCGGTCGATTAGACGCACGCCTGCCGTGCTGGCCAACTCCTTCGCTGATTTCGTGTAGTAGGAGTTCGTGACGACCATTGCCTCGTCACACCCGTAGAAGGCTTTAGCAGAGATGGCCTGCTGCACAGCCGCGTTGCCTACGGAGCCCGAATAGTTCTTAGCCTGGATGACCATGTTTTTACCGAACCGGGTAACGAAAAGATCGGCGCCCTGATCAGCAGTTTTCTTGGTTTCCTTAACGTCGTAGCCAATGGTCTGGAAGATCTCAACCAGGAAAGCTTCAAACTGAAATCCGTCCATAGCATCCACCAGATACATGGTGATGAACTGATTCGGATTGAAATGCTCCAGCTGAGATCCCATACGCTCGACGAGAATATCGAAATAAATCTCCTCGCAGAGGCTCAGACCATTCCGGAAAACCTGTATCGGGAGGAGCGGCACACCAGATGTCGACGCCGCCTGGGGATTGAATTGAACATTGGGGAAAGCTACGTCATTTTCCCAAAGGTAGTAATAGAACAGAGCCAAGTCAGACCTGAATGTCGTTCCTGCCTCTTCAATCCAAGAACGTAATGTGTCGGCAAGGTCAGTCCGAATGTGGCGGGTCAGTTCTCTGGCGAAGCCTAGATAGGCAGAGTTGAAGGCTGTGGTCTGCAGCAGCTTGTCCAATAGAGATGGAAGACCTTCAAGTTCGTCAAAGCCTTTGCGAATCAAAACTTCCCTGAACAGCTCCCTCTCACTGTACACACCATCCAACCGTGGGCCGGGCACGCCTGCTTCATCGCTACTACCTGCGCTTTCACGAGTCGTGTGAATGAAGTTCGTGAAGTATGGCTGCTTCAGCTCCGCGTACTTTCCCAAGACATTGTTCAAAAGATCGTTGAGCTGGGCTTGCTCCCTCTTCTTCCCGAAGAAGTCCTGAATCAAGCCTTTGGATCTGTATTGAAAGTCGGGATAAAACGAAGGATCCAATGGCGTGAGGTGTCGCAACGTGAGCTCTGATGACGGTGAAACTTGAGAGCCCATGCACCAGGGGCATGCGATCTCGAAGGTAGTCCTGTTGCATCCATTGCATTGATAGATCATCGCGCTGATTCCTTTCCTGAGTCGTCGCGCGGTTCCGCGCTTAATCGTAGACGAACATAGCTCAGCGCTATCACCACGTCCATTTAGCTAGACTCTAGGAAGCATGGATTACAGGGGAGTACAGATGTACTCCGCCCCACAAAATCCAACGACAGCAGACTCGATTCGGTCTATCAGTGCAACGGGGCGCCTCAGGCCGCAAACTCCCATCTGGCAGTCCCGCCTGAAATCCTCCAAAAAAACCAAGCGCTAATTAGATGCGCTTAGCCCGTACAGATTGGATATCTAGGCTCCCGGTCGGCTTACACATGGAACCAAAGGGTGCAGCCAAATTCAGCGGATACCTCCCGTGGCCCAATGAATCAGAGTGTGTATTCAGTCTCGACCTCTAAGGAACCAATATATCCTGGGTAAGCTCGCTTGCCATGATCCTCAAGATAATCGCGCTCGTACTCTTCGTTCGTTACATAGATATCAACCATGTTATCTACGCAATCCATCGTAATATGGCCTGCTTTGTTTTGGGTAATAACGTTATAGCCGGTGTAGTAGTGAAGATGCCGCGATGGAGCTTCACCGATTACAATGATTTGAGGATCAAGCTTCTCGAGCCAAGAGTCTGGAATCTTACCGGATGCTCTACCGTGATGAGAGGCGAATACGACGGTTGTTTTTTCCAGTTCGATGTCATCTACAATGCTCTCCATGAAGTCAGTCTCGAGATCACCTAACCAAAGAAAGCTTGCCCCTCCTTTTACAGAGTACCTCAATACACAGGACACGTTATTGAAGCTTTCACCAGCATCGCATTTACGCAAAGCTTCCTTAAAGTCTGCGTTAGAGGTATCCGGCCAAAGAACATGAACCCCGGAAGATCCACGGTCGTCATCGCCTTGATTAAGCCACTTACGCTTTGAACCTTTCTCAAGGAAAAAAGCCTTCCCGCTATCCCTCAAGGCACAATAATGAAGAAACGAATCCGTTAGATCCGTTTTCTGAGCCTTGTTTTTTACGCAATAGAAATTCGCTATAGGAAATTTTTTATCGAGTTTCTCGATGCCTTTGAAGTGATCCTCATCCGGATGAGTGCAGATGAAGCGTCGCATACTTTTGGTTTTTGATACCTCCTTGAGCTCGGCGATAATCTCATCGGAATTCCCAGCATTCAGATTACAATCAATCATGGTGAAGTTGTCACCACCATGAAGAATATAGAACATATCGCCATTACCAACGGACAAGCTTTTTATCGTAGGCATTTTGCCTCCCTGCATGATTATAATTGACTACTTGTATTAAAGTTAAATCCGTATGAGTCTAGGGCTCCACCGGCGCTTGGGCTGGTTTCTTTCTTGACCTCGGATTGGGTAGGGAACCAAGGCACTCGAACAGGCGTTCCGCATAGACAAAACCCATCCGCCTTACAGCATCCTTGTCGAAATAAAATAACCAAGCCATCAAAAGTGACCCAGAAATAAGAATTGTGAGCCCTGCTGCAAGCCCTGGATCTGCCAAATGAATCGGCTCAAAATGAGGCGGCTTGACTCGAATTACTCCCGCAATCAGTCCGCCATACCCTAATCCGCAAAGGCAAGACAGAATTCCTACAGCCTTCATCGCGAGCATATTGCGATGAAAGCCATAGGCGATATTTTCTTTCAGTAGGAGATTTTTATTGCCACGAGTTAATTCCCTGAGGCGCTTAGTCGCGCCAATATAGATATCATCAGCTTTAGCAGGATCCGATTTTTCATCCTTTTCACTAGGCATATCAATTCCCAGCTTTGACGATATCTGTTGGTGATATCTCTGCTTACTGACGCTATCCAGGAATTTATCACTGTGCCGCAAGGCTAAAGTCGTAGGCATTCCTCCCCATCTCTTTAGCAGCTTTTCTTCTAGCTTTTTTCCTCGACCACGAGCAACACTGGCCAACGCGTAGATCGCGCCACACCCGCCCAGCAGTCCAATGACACTGGTAAGTACGGGATGTTTAGCACCATAAACGCACAGTAAGGGCACAAGCAGCGGCAGCGAAACCAGAAGCCCTGGTATCACTCTAGCCTTTCGCTCGTAGGGATCTTTCACCAACTCTAATATCGCAACCATGTTTAATCCATCAGTAGATTTGCAAATATCGGCCTGAATCACTGTGCACGAGCTAGATTACTCACCTAACCATTGTTGGCACTCTGGCTGATTGAGAAGTACCAGTTGCTGTGCTTTAGCATCAGGATTGTGGTTCCTGAGACCAAGCTTTTGTAGAAGATACCAAAGCTGAGATTGACGGGTGGTCAACGTACTTTGGCCATCCTGCATACCGTAATCCAACTCAATGGCACGACGACGCCCTTCGTCCAACTCAGGGTTAGCTCCAATTACCACCTGTACATAGGTATGCCATAACTTATCGTAAGGTGGTGTAGACGGCAGGTCTTTCGGAACCAACGAAAGTATTCTTGCGAGAACAAAATCTATGTGTTGGTTACGTCTAAAACAATAGGCCCGCACATGCCATCTGTAGCCATCGAACCCTAAAGCATGTGGCGCGACAGTCCTGATGGTTGGATCTGGCCCACTCATCGATTGGTAATTAATCTCAAGCGCTTCCTGCCGCTGAATAGCTCGAAGAATTTTTATAAGCGCCGGCTTATCGACTAGACGGATAGGATTGGGCACCGAATCCATCGGAGGCGCCCAACCGATGAAGCTTTCTGCTTCATCAATCACGCCCATCTCCCGTGCGAGAAGCTCGTCCAAATAGCGCAAACCGTCGTCAGGAGCAAATTTCGGGGTGAACGTGTCCGTGGCCACATAGGCCTTTACGGTCTTGTCATAGACTGCATTTCCTGGCGCCTGCTCCAAGTAACTAGCGAAGTCTAAAGAAGCCTGCGGAGCAGAAATTCCGAAGAAATCGAGCAGATCAGCCCGATTTACCCGTCCTTCCCACAAAAGCCTGAAGTCAATGAACTCCAAACGGCGCATCTGGCCCCAGCGGCCTGCCTTTTTTGGTGGGTGGTCAGTCATCTGTTGAGCCTAGTGCAATGAATGGTGCGATGGTAACACTACTAAAAACTAGACTCATCTAATTTTTATGAGTACCGTATTGCCATCACGACGATTCGCGTCTTCTTTTGGGGGTGTGCACCATGGCTGGACAGATTGCGTTTTTCCCGGTGGGTAACGGCGACATGACCATGGTGCGACTGGCTAACGCCGATGCCACTACCATCATCATTGACGTCCGGATTCGCCAAGCGGCAGATGATCCTGAGGATGAGACGCCGGATGTTGCGGGGGAGCTGAGGAAGCAGTTGCTGACAGATGCTGACCAACGCCCCTACGTGGATGCGTTTCTTCTCAGCCATCCTGACGAAGATCACTGCCTCGGCGTGCGCAAGCATTTTTGGCTTGGGCCGATTGAGGACTACCCGGACGATAAAAAGCCGCAAGCTGAAAAGCGAATCGTGATTCGTGAGATGTGGTCTTCTCCTATGATTTTTCGGCGACGTAACTCGCTCGGCCTAACACTGTGTGACGACGCCCACGCCTTTCACGTTGAAGCAAGGCGGCGAGTCCTTCGCTGGAAGGAGCTCGGCTACGCAGTGGTTGGTAATGGGGTTCGAGTTTTCGGTGAGGATAAAGGAGGTAAAACCGACAACATCCAACCCATCCTAGTCAAGACAGGGGAGACGTTCTCGACCATTGGCGGGCATACCTACGGTGACTTCTTCAGCGCAAAACTCTTGGCACCGATGCCCAAGCAGGATGACGAGACAGAAGAGACTCTTTCGAAAAATCACTCAAGTGTGATTTTGAGTATCGAGTTGGCTCCGTCGTCATTCAGCCGGAATAAAACTCGCTTTCTGACTGGTGGCGATGCCCATACCTCTATCTGGGAGCGAATCTGGGAACGTTACAAAGAAACTCCTGAAGTGCTGGAATACGATCTGCTCCAGGCTCCGCACCACTGTTCGTGGCACGCACTTTCGCACCACAGCTGGTCGACTTATGGGGAAGATGCAGAGGTATCCGAGGGTGCAAGATCTGCGTTGGGTCAAGCTCGTCAGGGCGCGATCATTGTCGCCAGCAGCAAAAAGGTGGTCGATGACAAAAACGACCCACCTTGCATTCGAGCTAAGCGGGAGTACGAGTCCATCCTGGATGACGTCAACGGGATTTTTCTGTGTGTCGGCGACAAGGCCAAACCAGAGACGATCCGGTTTGAGGTCACATCATCGGGATTGGTGAGAGCAGCTGTAGGGATCGCGGCAGCGAGTAGCGCTGTGGCAGCGGCGGCACCTCGGGCAGGAGTCAAGAAGTGAGCCTCAGTCTCATCGAGTGGGGTAACCCACTCGAAGATGGAGCGCAGGCACTGACACTTCCCTTGTCGGTTGAGATCTATCGAGCATGCGAAAGGCATGAATACTTCCAGATCCAGGAAGTCCGGTCGCTATCAGACGGCACAGGCCTGACCGAGATAATTGTGGTGAAGGCCGGAGACGGGTCGGTTGGCGCCCACAACCCAAACGGTATCTTGCGTAAGGAGTGGTTAGCACTCACTGTGAACGCGGAGGAAGACCCACCTGTTGGGGTGAGGGCTTTAAGAAGTGAGTTCCCTGTTCTAGGCCATCAAAATTACACCCGTACCGGCGAGCCACTTTCCTTATGCTTGTACAACAGCACATGGTCAGAGATTCAGCGCTCCTGGACTCCTCAAAAGTTTCTTGCGAGGGTGCTCTGGTGGTTGCGGGAATCAGCCGAAAATTCGCTTCATCTCGGCGATCAGCCTTTGGAGCAATTATTTTTCAACACATCGTTCCAAATTATCTTGCCCGCCAAACACGCCCAGGAATCTTTAAACCCTGCTCGCCGCTTGGTTCTTGTTGAAGCCGAGTCAGGTAGCACTGAGGTCACAACTTACCTTGGCTATTATGTAGATGCGAATGCAGCAACGGCGTGTGGAATGAAGGGTATCCCTACCCTTCGCGTTAATTTGCCGCCTGTTGAAAGCTCGCGCGTCGAGCGCTTCCCAGCGACCTTGGGAGACCTTGACCAATGGGTGGCTATTCGTGGCGGTTCCTTTTTTGACGAGCTTACCAAAGCAATCAAGCAGTTGATTTCGGTCACTGATCTCTCATTCAATGAACAGCGTCCAAAATGCGTTCTTATTTTGCTATCGGTTCCGAGACTCCGGAACGGGACAGTGGACAAGGTTGACGACCTCGCCTATTGGGTTACCAGTTCCCTGCTCCATCTGGGTGAAGCCTGCGGGTTGCTTTTTTATGATGAATACCGAGGAAGCTGGAGCCCCGTTGAGCTCATAGGCCAAACGCTAGAGGAGCGATGGAAAGCTATTTCAATTTTGCCAACCCAGCTTCGATATAAGCTCGACAAGCCACTCATCCGGTCATTGTCTTGCCTGGAATCTGCAGATTCGGATTTCGAAGGAGTGATCGCTGGGGTAGGTGCTCTCGGCAGCTCCATGGTGGAAACGTGGACGAGAGAGTCTTGGGGTCAGTGGACTTTGATAGATCCTGACCAAGCTATGCCTCACAACCTGGCACGGCACATCATTTCGGATTCTGCTATCGGATCCCCGAAAGTCAGAGCCGTTAAAAGCATTCTGGATCAAATATTCCCCGAACAACCACCGCATATGGCGATTGACGCGAGCGTTGTCGACGAAGATGTGAATGTGTCGGCGGCACTAAGCAACGCAAGCTTAGTAGTGGACGCCACGACGACGTTGCATGTACCGAGGGAATTAGGTGAGCGTGATGGAACACCTCGTACTGCAAGCGTATTCCTCACACCTTCAGGTAGAGGCTCAGTATTGCTTCTCGAAGACCGCGACAGGGGCGTTCGGATATCTAGCATCGAAGCCCAATACTACCGTGCAATCCTTGAGTCGCCGTGGGGAGAACTTCATCTTGATGGACACAGCAAAGGTGAATGGGTCGGGAACGGGTGCAGAGATATTTCCCTCAGGCTTTCCGTCGAAATGATTCGCCTCCACGCATCACTCCTCAGCCGGCAGGTAAGGCTGAGCCAAGCCAAATCGGGCGCGCGAGCGTGTGTATGGGATGTAAACGATGAAACCGGCGGCGTCGCAGCGCATGAAATAGCCATTTCTGAATCAAAGGAAGCACGGTCAGACGGTTGGACAGTCCGGTGGGATCAAGGATTTATTGAACAAATTCGCAGCCTGAGAAGCCAGGCCCTACCTAATGAAACAGGTGGAATATTGCTTGGATACACTGACCAACAGTTGAAAACTATCACTATAGTCAAAGGAATGCCTGCCCCTCCAGATAGCGTCTCTACACCCACCTCCTTCATTCGAGGGTACGAGGGCCAGGAAGAAGTGCTTCTTGATACGCGTCGGAGAACCGCCGGGATCGTCGACTACATCGGTGACTGGCATTCGCATCCGCCCAAGCACTCGTCACGCCCGAGCTCCGACGACATGAATCTACTAGCTTCCTTAGCCCTGACCATGGCCAACGATGGCTTGCCAGTTGTCATGTTCATCATGGGCGAAACTGATTGCACAGTAACTATTGGAACGTACTCCGACCAATTGAAGGACTATTAAGTGCTGCTTCTGATCGTAGGCTACCTTGTGCTGTTGCTGTTCATCGCGACCTACTCGATAGGCGCAATGGCGCTAGGTTGGCTTGCACAACCTTATGAGGTGCTACGGATTCCGTTGATGTGTGGTGCAATTGGTTGCGTGGGGGGCTGCCTTTACTGCCTCAGGGCTGTGTACTTGAACAAATGCGTCCACAAAAGGTGGGATACGGACTGGTATGCGTGGTACTTCATTCGCCCCATTACGAGCGTGATTGCTGGTGCCGTTAGTTATCTTTTCCTCAAAGCGGGCTTGCTGGTATTGGAATCCAGCTCTAAATCTGACGCGAGTGAAATTGGTTTCTTCGCGCTAGCTTTCATCGCAGGGCTCAACGTCGATAAATTTGTCGCGAAAATTGAAGAGGTAGCTAAAGCAGTGTGGGGGATAGATAAGAGCCGCGCCTCCGAGACTCGCTCCCCGCCCGACAATAGATGAACAATGGCGTTTTACAGCCCAGTACAGAATTTCAGGAGCAACAGTGCGCATACGCATTAAGTACCAGGATGGCGCAGGTAATATCACAGAAAGGGATATATCGGATCCCTGCAAGGAAACTGATAAAACCATTGATGCCTTTTGCCACATGCGCAGTGAGCGTAGAAGCTTCCACCTTGACCGTATAATGCATTCCGTGGCAACAGATACCGGCGAGTTGCTCAATCCCTATCAGCTAGTCCCGCTGATGCGAGAGCCAGACTCACTTGACTCGCTCACCTGGAGAGTCAGACCAGCTATAAAGGCTTTGAAGTTTTTTAGCCTAACCACCCGAGGCTTTTCCAAGAGGGAGCGTCAGCACCTGAACAAATTCGTCAAAGAGTTGGTTGCCCTTCCGCATAGCGACGAGGAAATCAGTGACTGGGTCTACGATCTTTGGTGCGCTGATTTGTACCAGTACCGTGACGGGGACGACAAAGAATACAAAGGGATACTGGAATACATCCCGCCCTCGCTTTTGGAGGTTTGCCGCGCATACGCTATTAGAATAGTAGGAGGGGCCGCCAACAAACCTGAAAACTCAGGATGGGTTAATAGAATTTATGAAGAATTCGGCCCACACCCGCTGTTCTGAACCCTCGATAGCGGCGCCATGGCTGTTGACGCAAAGAAACATCCAGCCATGGTACAGTTATGAGCGATCTTAATCGCTGATCTACAGCGAGGTGACGCTAACTAGCCAACCAATTGAAACATAGCTAGTTAATTTTCTCCTAGGTAGCCGCAGACCACTGCGTACACTGCAGGTTCTTGGATATAAATAACGGCTAAACTTAGGAGTATCATCCCGAAAATCGCGGACACCACTCCCCTTACGATACCGAAGTCATTGACGCCTCGCTGAAGTTTTACCGAGCAGACGGTAAACGCAAGGTAAAATACGCCGATTAAAAAGTTCGACGTCCTCGAAACAGAACTTGCGGATATCGCTGCAATGACATTCGCTCCAAACTCCCCAAGCTCACAGCTATGCGCTAAAGCGGTCATTCTCGAACCTAGCGCTGGCATCTCGGCGATCTTCATGAAGACTAGGCAAATCGAGATATAAAAAAATGAGTTAATAGTAGAAAACAGCGACCCCTTTCCAAACATGAAACGTGCGCCTAACCAGAAGCAAGCTCCATAGAGGATCAGGAGCATGCAATTCAGGACGACCATGACGGATACAAAGTCTTTACTCAGCTCTATCCCAATCCCTTTCAGCGATGGAAAGCTTAGTAGTGATAACGCAACGGCCATTACGAGCCCGATCAAGCTGGCTTGCGCACACCAGTAATTGCGCAGCTTCATATCTTTGAAAAAATCGGTCGGAGTAATTATAGAACGCTGTAGATCTTTAGCTCCAGCCACGAAAGTGGGAAAAACACTCTTGATCACAGAAAATATACCGTCAGACAC